GTTCTAAAGCCTTTAATACATTTATTCTCTTACCAACCTTACATTCAATATTAAAAATAGGGTGGTACACATCAGGAGCATCTGATCCTTTTCGGTATTGGCCGAAACTTCTTCTTATGTCATCACCCCCTCCAGATGCTTCCTTAAAGATATTGGCTACGTCTCGTTCCCATCTAGCACCCTTATCTCTACTAAATTTTCCCACGTTTTTTCCCGCCTAATCTATATATAATACTTGCCCCATTTTTATCGTTAATACCTGTGCCCATATAATCTATATTAGTTTTATGCAGCTTATTAACCCCTGCTAGAAAACTTTTAGCTTTATCTGATAAATCCAAATAGTGTGTTTTATTTGTATCGTTTACAAAAACAGTATCTAAATAATTAATGGCCAAAGTGGTTGGCTTGTTAATGGTAATAGAAGTATTTACAATATCATAATCCCAAGGAGAAGTTTCAAGACGAGCGGCTTCACCTGTACCCTCGAAAGGATAAACTTTGGTAACCATTATAACATCTGTTACACATTTAACAGGTATACAACAATCTGAAGCTAGTTGGGCGGCATCAAAGTTATGCAAGTTATATGGCCAATTACCATAGTTTATAGATTTACCTAATCCACTATGGCCTTCCATTAAGATACTCTTTTTAAGACCTATAAAAGTACCTAGTATCTTATCAGTTTTATACAAAGGAAGATCTAAGTCATGATAGTCTTCCGCTCTTGTTACCCCATTGCCCATATACCCTGTTAGCCTGTCTTTTATAGCTGTAGCTACATCAATAGTTCGACTATCAAAAACAGTCGCTCTACAATCTATATAAAGCCTATCTAATATATCAGGATAAATTTCTCTGATAGCATCAATCTCATCTTTCAATTCATGGGGGTCAAATATAGTTGCAGCGCCGATTATTAGTTTTGCTGCTGGATTTCTCCATCCAGTAGGTACATATCTAGTATGTATTGTTTTTCTGTTGCGAGTAGATTGGTGGACATTACCGGCTACATTAGACCTTACATGTACTTCATATTCTTCAGCAAGGTAGGAGATTAGGCTTCCTTTACCTTCTCCCCCGTATTGTCCTCCAACTACCGCTGTAATCTTACCTGTTTTCAAAGCTCCATCTCCCTCATTTGTCCCCATACCTTACCAACCTTAACATCAGATTTAATTGGGACAGAACACCAAGGCTGGTCATTCATTATATCTGTTATCTGTTTGGCCGCTTCTTTTTCAAACCCTTCTGTAACCTCACAAATGATACTATCATGAACACATAACAAAATACGTATCTTATTTCTATCTAATTCATCCCATATACGGTTGATAGATACCCTGAGCATTTCGGCTGCTGCACCCTGCACTAAGTTAGATATGGCCTTATACGTTTCAGCCTTCTCGCAGTTATAGTGCCTTCTTCTACCTGTAAAAAGCTTTATAAACCTTCTATTTTTTGCTGTTTTCTCAGCTTTAATAGATAATCTTTTAAAGCCAGGGTAAGCCCTATGGTACTTTCTCAAATAAAACAGGGCTTCTGCTTCTGTTATATCAAGATTCTTAGCTAAAGTTTTTGGCCCTATCCCATATATAATACTGAAGTTAAGGGTTTTAGCTACAAACCTATCAATCTGCATTTCCTCTGATGTAGCGGAATGTATGTCTACCCCTGATTTAAGTAGTTTAATCATACTACTCTCTTGAGCGTAATGTGATCCTGTTCTTATCTCTGCTTGAGAATAGTCTATCTCCAAAAATGAAAACCCTGGCCGTGCAATAAATACATCTTTAACCTTATAGATGTTACTATACCTTGGTATCTGCTGTAGGTTTGGAGAGGAACAAGACAATCTCCCGCTTATAGTTCCAGTAACCAAAAGGTTAGGGTGTAATACATCATTTTCATCTTTTAACTTTAAGAATTTTGAGTAGTACAGATTATTAACTTTACACCAGCTTCTATACTCTAGAACAGCGTCTGCCTTCTCCTTAATCTTCTTGCCCTTAAGGTTTTCTAGTACTTTTTTAGCTGTACTTTTTAAACCTAACCATCTCTGTAGCTGTATAGGGCTCCCTGGGTTTATATCTCCTCCATGCATAGCCCGAATATCCTTACAAACCCGGTCTATATTTTCTTTGGCCTCCCACCGGTATTTTTCAATCAGTTCTGAGTCTACCTTCATACCGTAAATTTCCATTTGAGTTATGACCAAAGAAAACTTACTCACTTCTTTAAATAAATCAAATGTCTTCTCTCTTTTTAAATGAAGAACCTGATACTCAAACAACCCCTTTGTTATTCTTACGTCTTGTTCCGCATAGGGTGCTACATCTTTTGGGTGTAAAATATAGATGTCCCCTTTATCGTACCCATAATGCTCCAGCTTTTCCTTTAGTGTTTTTTCCTCACTACTAGCCCAATCCCCCAAGTATTTATCCGACAGAGTTTTTAATTTAAAGTTGTCCTCATTTTCATTAAGAAGATGAGCACCAATCATTGTGTCTAATATTTTTTCTGGTAATGGCACCCCCTCTTTTCTAAGAAACTTTAGGTCAAACTTATAGTTATGGCCAATATAAATTTTATCCGGCCTACATAATTCTTTACCTAAAAGCCCAAAATATTTTTGGTCTAAGTTTTCTCCAATTGCGTGCCTAAAGGGAAAATAATAAGTTTCCTCTTCAGCCATAATAGCTACACCACAAATTTTATCCCCGTTATATGGGCTTAATCCTGTTGTCTCTAAATCTACAAACAGGGGGTTAGTTTGTTTTATGTGCTGTATAGCCTTATCAAAATTTAATGGGGTTATAATCATCAGTCCTCCTCCTCCTCTTCCTCATCTTCCTCATCCTCGTCCACAGATTTAACCATATTAGCTATAAATACCCTAGCATGTTCCATACCCGCCATTTCTCCTACCCTATACGAAATAGCGTTGCTAATAATAAAAATTACACCAACTAAAACTATCGAGTAATCCATTAAATCTCTCTAAGGTTAAGGTCATAGACACTAAAACATCTTTCTTCAGTATTTAAGTCTTCCATATCTAAATCTAAAGTCCCTACAATTCTATCCCCAAACTCTACATTGAACCCTACATAAGTTTTAAACTTCCATTTTAATGTCATATAAAATAAATCATCCATACACTCAAAGTCAGATTCAGTAGTACAAGTTTTAGCTTCCCAATAAGTTCGGGCTACGTCGCAGCTAGTTTCCCCAATGGGCTGTATCTCTCCGTTCTTTAGTTCAATCCGCATAAGCGGCATAGCACCACAAGTCCCGTTATCTCTTTGAGATAAAGAAATTAAATAGACCCCCGTTTGGTCTTCTTGAGAGCCGCAAGAAATAAGTTTTTCTTTAAGGGGTTCTTCGCCACAAGAAAATAAAAGCAGCGAGATTAAAATAATTTTTTTCATGTTTTCTCCGGTTAATGGCGGTTGCCTGAAGGACACCGGAATCGCAAACGTAGCCCTTCAGACAACCCCCGGTTTAGGGTAAGTAAAGGAGTAACCTTACCCTATGACGAATTAAAAGAGGTCACCACCCGAACTCATTTCAAATCCATCAGGATGTTTTTCCAAGTTCTCAATAGAGCTACGTGTCTTTTCGTTGTATGTACTATCTTTAACAATAGCTACACAACGACGACCAATAGCTGCTGACTTACTGAACTTAGCCAGTTGGCCTCCTCCTTCAGACAGACCTAGAGCCTCTAGAGTCTCACTCAGTTTCCACAGCGCAGCAGGAGTAATGGCTGTGTAGCTTCTAAGTGTAAACCCAGAATGCTCAGTTCCTACAACTTCAAAGTCCCAAATCCACATAGGATTACCTGCTTGAGACTCTGACTTCTCTACATCAATTAGTTGAACAGCATACTTCCCCTCTGGGATCATAAAGCTGTTCGCCTTCTGGCCGCTAAGGTCTACTTCAAAAACTTCTTCATTGGTTGGATCAAAACTCATAATTTCCCTCATGATGTTGACATGTACATGTTAAATCGCTACTATAGCTATAGTGTTTTCTCCCTCTTGGGGTGCTCCTCTTTCCTTTTCTTTGGGAGCACCCCATTTTTTACCCCCCTGTTTTAATACTAGAACAAAATAACCTATAGATTTCCGATAGATTCGGGTTATCTACAATATTGCCTAGCTTTTTAGAAAATACTGCCCCCCTCGTTTTTGCACGAAACGGCCCTTTCGGTTGTGTTAATAGCTTCCTATTTCCTTCCTTATCTACAAATAAACACCACACAAAATCCTGGTATCCCATAATGGATTCGCCAAGTTTTTCTGTGAATTGTGGTAGAACCTCTATCGGTTCCGAGACTCCTTCTTTGTATACCTTTTTGGCAAGAGCAGTAATGATGACGTTAAAAGGAGCATCCCTAAACAACCTAAATAAACGGCGAAGCCTTGCTGTATCGACCCCGTAATCTCTTTGTGTAATCTCATCTTTTGATCTATTCGTTTTCTTTTTCATGTTTTCATTAACTATATCCATAAGATCCATATTTTGTAGTTCCGTACCTGAATCTATAACTACAGTTTTAATTGTCTCATACCCCTTATTTTTCTTTACTATATTCCAGAATAGTTCCTCTAAATCTTTAGCGATTCTACCGTTAGGGCTACCATCTGAACTCTTACCGATATCTTCAGCAAGAAGATCCTCCCTATGAACTACAGATAGAAGTCCGCCCTCTACATTTACAAATAGAACATCAGACATACCTTTATTATCCGCACAAGTAGCGGCTAACATTGTTTTACCCGCCCCTGGGGGAGAATATATAAGAATATTCATTGTAGGTTCTATCTCACTCAACTTATAAACCATTATGTAATCTCTCTCCTATCAAACTGAAAAACAATGGGGTCGATATTTCCCCCCTTTAAATCTTCTATACAAAGCTCCCTAAACTTACACATATTACACTTCATAAAACTCATAACCCTGGCCGGGCTATCTCCAATCTTCTTTATATTATCTATAGATCTTAATACAACGTTATCCCAAGTTCTTTCAAGCTCCTCTATCGATCTAAAAGCCCTAGACATCTTAAAGAACTGAACTTCCGCAAGCTTTTCTTGCATATCTAAGTAGTCGTTAGGGTCTTGACCATCTTCTATAACAGTAGCTTTATATGTTTCCCAGGTAGAAACAATTTTAGCCTTAGAAAATAACCCGCTCTTATTTTTCTTCGGTTTCTTAGGCGCAGAAGATTTAATCTGTAGGGATACAGAACCCGTTGTAATGACCCCTAGCTTATACAAAGCATATTGATATGCTGACATCTGAAGATTAAGTTCTTCTGTCCAATCGGGTAAAAACTTATCCCTCGTTTTAAAGTCTACAAGCCATATCTTCCCGTCAGGATCTTTAGCTACCCAATCAATATATCCTACATACCTATCCCCATTAGGTAGAGGCATATCTATTTTATATTCGATAGCAGGCTCTCCATTAATATTAACGGTTTCCCAGTTGTCTAAAAACTTTACAGAAGTTTTTCCTACTTCTATACAATCTCGCATTATATTAGTAATATCTTCATATTCGTTTGGGTTAAATTCTCCCTCCTCCTCGCCTACAATTAAATCATAGTCTGCCTCTCTCCCTCTAAGTATATTCTCTATAACCCTATGAATTATGGTCCCCTTGGTTGCAGCTAGATTAGACTTGTATATAAGTCCCATCTTATAGCTATACATCCACTTCCATTGGCAAGAATTCCACGCCGATATTTGCGAATAGCTGTAATTAGTCATGTCTCTCCCTTCTGACACTTACCACCGTACTACTAGGGTGTCAACTAAAAATCAAAATCTATGTCTGTGTCAAGTTTTAGTTTTCCATCTACCTCTACAATTAAGTTTAATTTTTTCCACTCTTTCTTATTTCTAGAAACAGTAGATTTATGCACCCCTAACTCCTTAGACAATTCTGCTGTAGTTAATGGCCCATCTTTTAATGCTTTAATCATCTTTTGTTCTAAGGTTTCCTCTGCTACTTCTTTTTTATCTTCCATAAACACATTATATTTTGTTGCTATTGTATCTATATCAAATCCTATATTAATAACCTCATGATTAGAAGCAGCCTTAAAGTGTCTTTTTATTTCAATATTAGATTCTCCCTCTGGCTTAATTTGCCACCCTGTTTCTAAAAAAGCGTTCAAGAATTGAGAGCCCCACAAACCTTCTCGTGCTAAATCCCCGCCTTTCTTACGATGGTGTGCTATCATAAACGATGTCTTATACTCATCTCTAAGGGTCTTAATAAAGAACATTTGTTCTGCTGCCTTAGACATATAGTCTTCAATAGGTGTAGCAGAATACAAAGGATCTATAATTACTAGTGCAGGTTTTATTTCCTTTACTTGTTCCGCAAATAATTTTGTTGTTTCTTCATTATCAAACCTAAAGTTTCTATCTGGATGTATATAAATAGGTAGATCTGGTGGTGTTCTTACCTCAAATAAATCATCTTCAAAACTAGTCTCAAACAATTCAAACCTTGTTCTAGCTATTGTTGCTAATCTTTCTACAGTTTGAGAGTGATCATCCTCTTGCTGTATAAGAATAACCGGCCCTCTGTTTTTAACGGGGAACTTTCCTAAAAACGGTTTGCCAGATGCCACCGAAATAGCTAAGTCCATCAATAGCCAAGTCTTATACGAGCCTGGGGGTGAAACTACAAACCCGATAGTTGAAGCTGGTAACCAATCGTCTATAGTCCACTGTACTTTCTCCCCTCCAAACCTAGCCATATAGTTTTTAAAGTTAACTAATTTAAACTTAGTTGGATCAGCCTTCTTCTCTTTTTTCTTATCTTTCTCTCTATGATATATGGATTCAAGAACAGTTTTTATCTCATATGTGGGTAACGGAGAACTATTCTTTTCATTCCAATCCTTAAGGATTGAAAATGCAGTAAGCATTGGCAAACCTTTATGGGCAAAATATCCTGCTAACCGTGTACAAGTATCGTTCCTAAGCCCCCTACCTACACCTTGCAAAGCAGAGTAAACCCAGCTCTCATATTCTCCTTTGCTTTTTTCTAATGCAGGTTTACTAATTAAATTTAAAGGAAACTCACCTGGGGGACCTGTTTTCAACCACTCATATTTTCCTTTAGGTGTTTCTGATGGAGGTATGACTACCATCCCACCGTCCCCTCTTATATCTATTCCATCCTTACCCACTCTATTGGGTATTTTCTTTCCGTTATTAGGGTGCCTATAAAATAGGTGATACCCTTTACCTCCAGTTCTAGATACAAGATCTGTTGGAAATTGTTTTATTATTGCATCAAATTTATCGTCTGCATTAGTATCTCCCCTATTATCAATATCAACTACAACTAAATTTGAGCCGCTACCAGTTACTAAACCTACATTTAAACCTACAAAATCCTCATGCTCCCAACTATTAGTGTTGTTAGTCCAGTCTTTTGTAATTGGTTGCTTTCCGTTAACCGGTATTAAATTCCACCCCTTGGCTTGGTATTCTCTAATTACCGAGAGATCCATTTTACCCCTCTTCAAAGTTAATAAATAATTCTAAGGCTGTAATCCCATACAATTTAGCGTATTTCTCTAATACCTTTTTATCTGGAAGTCTATTTCCGTTCTCATGTCTGTTTACAGACGCAACAGTTAACTCACAAATATTTGCTACCTCTGATTGAGTTAGCCCCGCACTATGTCTAAATTCCTTTAGACGATTTTTAATAGAATCTCTCATGGTATCCCCGCTAGTGAAATAGTAGTGTAAACCTTGTTCTCATGTGAGTCAATCTGTATATGCAGACTCAACCGATCTCTCAATATATGACATCTTTTTTGTTAAGGCTTTATTAATCAACCTATCCATAGGATGGTCTGCCACTAAAGATGTGTATTGACAAGCTTTGGTCTGACCAATGCGACAAATCCTATCTTCTGCTTGACGAACTAAAGCAGGAGTCCAATTAAAATCTACAAACAACATATGGCTAGATTTTGTTAGCGTCACTCCTGTGCCCATTGCTCCTATAGTTCCTGCAATACCTTTATAAGCCCCGCTCTGAAACATATCTACAAAAAACTTTCTTTGTTTCATTGGAGTATCTCCTGTTATTACAGCCCAGCCTTCTCTACCTTGTAGAGCCTTCACGGGAGCAACATGATCAGAAAACACAACCAAAGGTGTCCCTGTTTCTTCATACCATTT